GCATTCAGTCTTAATGAACCAAACCCGACAGAAGTAAAGACATTCATCTCAACAGGCTCCACTGTTCTTGATTACTTGATTGCAAATAAGAGAGGTGGCGGAGTTCCTGCTGGAAAGATCACTGAACTTGTAGGTGAAGAGGCATCTGGTAAGTCTCTTGTTGCTACACACATTCTTGCTAACACACAAAAGATGGGAGGCATTGCAATCTATCTCGATACTGAGAATGCTGCAACTCCTGATTTCATGAAGAGGATTGGACTTGATCTTGACAAGCTCGTATACTTACAACCTGGCTCAATCGAAGAATGCTATGAGGCGATCGAACATACGATCGCAATGGCTCGTGCAAAAGACACGTCCTGTCCTGTCACGATTGTTTGGGACTCTGTTGCTGCGACTCCTCCCAAAGCAGAGATTGACGGCGATTACGATCCGAACTCGAGGATCGGTCTCGCAGGTAAGGCTCATGCGAAGGGACTAAGAAAGATTACAAAGATGGTCGGATCTGATAAGATTACGATTGTCTTTACGAATCAGCTCAAGGTTAAGATTGGAGTTATGTATGGAGATCCAATGACGACACCAGGAGGAAAGGCGATTCCTTACCATACATCTGTGAGAGTCCGATTAACAAAGTCGAAAGAGCTTGCTGATGGTGCAGGCAAAACAAAAGAGACTCTTGGATTCAGCACATATGCAAAGGTCTTTAAGAATAGACTCGGTCCTCCTATGAGAAAATGTGCTTTCGACATTATGTTCTCTTCTGGAATCAATGACATCGACAGCATCAGAGATTATCTTTGGGAGCGGGGCGTTATTACGAAAGCCGGTGGTTTTATGAAAATGACAGGCACAGATGGAAATGAAGTCAAGTTTAGGGCCAGCCAGTGGGCGACTCTTATGGAAGATAGTAAATTTCATGAGCATGTTATTAATGAGCTTGAGAAGATCGTGATCATCAACTACGACAATCAGGAAGTTCCTGACTTCGATCTTGATGAAGATTCTGCACTCGAGATGGAATCGTTGGTAGAAGATGCTGTTTAACAGAGGGGACATCATTCGTTTCACGTATCCAAGCAGGAACGATCGTTTCAAGCAAGTGTTCGTTATCCATGAGCTATGGAATGGAAAGATGCACGCTCTTGATATGAAACGAATGACTGTCGCAGAACGAGAAGTTTTGACGATTGTTATGGATCCAAAGATGAAAGGAAAACGACATCGAATACCTCTCGTTAACGACATCCTTGCAAGGATGGATCCTCCCACACTTCTTGAGAATCCTGTCTCATTCTACAATCAATTCGTCAAACAGTTCATAAAAGACAAAGATGTTTATAGAACATTCTATCCCCCAAAGATGACGGGAATTCAAAAGGTAAAATCTGGAGATAGAGTCATGTCTGTAATGGGCGGCAAGCCGCTGTTCGGTGGATAATGAAAAAGTATCTTTTGATTGACGGTCTTAATTTTTTTATTAGGTCATTCACTGTCAACCCTACGATGGACACAAATGGCGATCACGTAGGGGGCGTGGTTGGGTTTCTAGTGTCACTCAACAAGCTCATAAGGGAAAACTCCCCCTCACACGTCGTTGTCATCTGGGACGGCGAGGGAGGCTCTGCGAAGCGTAGGTCTCTTTTCAAAGACTACAAAGCAGGAAGAAAACCGAAACTAAATCGTCAGTACGACTTCGAAGATGTAAATGCGCAGATGGCAAGTTTCATAAGACAAGTCGGGATGGTGAACGAATATCTCGAAGATCTTCCTGTCACTGTCGTTCGTGTAGACGGTCTTGAGGCAGATGATGTTATCGCATATATGTCGAAACATGCGATTGATAAAGATGCTAAGAAAGTGATCGTCTCTTCTGACAAAGATTTCTATCAACTCTTGGACAACAACACTTGCATTTATGCACCGACGAAGAAGAAATATTACAAAGTAGACGATCTTGTCAAGGAAAAGAGTGTCCTTCCAGAAAACTTTATCTTGATGAAGTGCCTTATCGGTGACAAAAGTGATAATATTGCCGGCCTCAAGGGAGTCGGAGAAAAGACTGTCACAAAACTTTTTCCATTTCTTAGAGAAAAAGAATCAACGATTAATGACATCTTTGAGCACTCTCGTACGAATCGTGAGAAAAGCGGAAAATATTCACAAGTACTGGAAAGTAGCGACATAATTATGGACAACTTCAAGTTGATGCAGCTCGCCAATCCGAACATGAATCCATTGGCTGCAAAAGCTATTCGAAGAAACTTTAATGAGCTTGACAACATAAAATATAAACCGTTAGAGATAAGGCTTCGACTCCACAAACATGGAATACAGTTGAAGCCTTTTGATTTTTTTACGACATTCAAAGAACAATTTAACAGGACCATCCTGTTCAACAAGAAGTGCGGAGAAAGAGACTGACATGAGCGAAGACGTCACGGCACCATATCAGGAAATAATTGGCGACACAAAGTATCAAGAGAAAGTCGTCCAGGCTTTGCTCGCTGATCATGAGTATGCAGAACAAATCAGCGATGTTTTGAAGCCAGATTTCTTTAGCCAAGAGTATCTCAAGGAAATCGTATCATTGTATTTTTCGTATAAGAGCAAGTACAATGCATTCCCTTCGACAGATGTCATCTACGACATGCTGAAGAAGAATGAAGGCAGTGAGATCATAAAGTCTCAGACAAGCGCTTTCTTCCAGAGATCGAAAGAGAAACCACTTAACGGAGATGCTGGTTACATCGTCGATACATCTATTGATTTCTGCAGAAAGATGTCGATCAAGGCAGGTATGGAAAAAGCGCTTGACGCTCTAGCAGACAATAACTTTGACAGCATCGTCAAGATTATTATGGACTCTGCGAGCAAGGGTGCAACAAGAGACGTTGGTCATGAATACCTTGCAGGTTTCCAATACAGAGGAGAGAAAAGTGTAAGGCAACCTCTTAGATCACCATGGCCTGTTCTTAATGACATCTTCGGAGGTGGGTATGATAGAAAGTCTCTTATCACGTTCATTGCTCCGACAGGCGCAGGAAAGACGCACTTCCTCTGTAACGTATCAGCGGGTGGCATTGCAAACGGATACGACGTCTGTTATATCTCTTTGGAGATTGCAGACTTTAAGATAGGTCTCAGACATGATGCCTACTTCTCTGGAATCAAGATCAATGATGTCCCAGACGAGATGGAACGTGTAGAACAAGAAGCGAGATCGAAAGTCTCAGGCAGGCTCTTCATTAAGGAATTCCCAACGAAGTCAGCATCTGTCCAGACGATCAGAACGTATCTCAACAGGCTCAAAACGATGCATGAGTTTGTTCCTGACATCTTGGTCGTTGATTACGCAGATCTTCTTCGATCATCAAGAAGCTACGGCGAGAAGCGTCATGAACTTGAGGGAGTTTATGAGGAGCTTCGTGGTCTCGCACAAGAGATGAATATCGTGGTTGTGACTGCAGATCAAACAAATAGAAGTGGTCTTAACGCAGAGATTGTCACGCTCGATGCGATTGCAGAATCATATGCAAAGGCAACTGTTTGCGATCTCATTATCACTGTAAGCAGAACGATGGAAGATAAGACTACCAAGTCTGGAAGAATCTTTATAGCAAAATCACGCTTTGGTCCTGACGGTATGGTTTATCCTTTCCTTATGGATCCAGCGACAGTAAAAGTGACTGTTTTGAATCAATTTGAGACACCACAAGAAGTCTTTGCTACGAGCGAAGAAAATATGAAAGAGAAGCTAAAGAATAGAGCGAGTCAGCTTTGTAAGAAAGACTGACACGGGGGAAATGTAGATGAACGTATACGAACCTAAGGGCTTGGCGAAAGAGATCTTTGATCTTAGGTATAAGATCCATGAGAATGAAACATGGGAAGAAGCATGCATGAGAGTTGCGAATCACGTGTCAATGGCCGAATATGGCGAAGACATTGTGAAGTTTAAAGAAGACGCATATGAAATACTTTCAAAGAACTATTTCATGCCAGGAGGAAGAATCTGGTATGGATCAGGAAGAGCAAAGGGACAGTTACTAAACTGTTTTGTTATTCCAACAGAAGATAGTAGAGAGGGTTGGGGAAAGACAGTCAGTGATATGATTGTCATCTCAGGTGTAGGAGGTGGCGTTGGAACAAACTACTCACCGATTAGGCCTAGAGGCTCTGCAATCAATGGCGCGGGCGGTCAGGCGACTGGTGCAGTCTCTCTCATGGAGATTGTAAATGCAGCAGGCGAGGTTATCAAGGCAGGCGGAGGAAGAAGAACCGCTCTCATGATGTGTCTCAACCTCAGTCATGGAGATCTTTTGGAATTCCTTGATAAGAAACTCGATCTTGATGAGTTAAAGAATGCTAACGTTTCTGTTGTCTTCGATAGTGATCCAGAAGAATTCTTTTCTCTCGTAAAAGAAGATGGAGATTTCGAGTTCAAATTTAGAAACAATGTCGTTGCAAAGGTTCCTGCAAGACAAGTATGGGATAGGATCATCACAAATGCTCTCAAGGGAGGAGAACCTGGACTTCTAAACGGCTATTATGCCAATAAGATGAACAATATCTGGTATTGGAAACCACTCATTAGTACGAATCCATGTGGTGAGATTTGGATGCCTGAGTATGACTGCTGTTGTCTTGGCGCACTTGTGCTCCCAAGGTTTGTAAGTGATCGCGGAATAGAGTGGAGCTTGCTTAAGTCAGCAGTAAAGAAGTCAGTAAGATTCCTAGATAACGTTCTTTCTGTAAACAACTATCCATTACCAGAAATTTCAGAAACATGCAAATCAGTAAGAAGAATCGGTCTTGGTGTAACAGGTCTGCATGATATGTTACTCATGTGTGGGATGAAGTATAATAGTCCCGAGGGCCTTGAGTTGGTCGATAAGATTATGAAGAATATTAAACACTACGCATATGAAGCTTCTGTCGGTCTGGCAAAAGAGAAGGGTGCATTCCCGGTGTTTGATGCTGATAAGTTCCTTAAGTCAAAATTTGTTAAGTCTCTTCGCCCAACACTAAGAAAAGACATCAAAGAACACGGTATCAGGAATTGTGCATTGCTAACAATTGCCCCAACAGGAACTACATCAATGGTGTGTGATGTCTCTTCTGGCGTCGAGCCAATGTTTGCTCCGGCGTATAAGAGAAGGTTTAGATCTTCTGCTGAAGATGATTATCAGACAGAAGTAGTTGTTCATCCTCTCTTGAAGAAGTTCATTAATGAAGGAAAAGATGTCTCCCACTTTCAGGGAACATATGATTTGTCTCTTAGGGATCATTTTGAAATGCAGAGAACATGTCAAGTGCATGTTGATAATGCGGTGTCTAAGACGATCAACCTTTCTCCTGGAACTTCAAAAGAAGAACTCTCTGATCTCTATATGGAATACTTTCCAGAATTAAAGGGAGTAACAGTATATCCAGAAGGAAGTAGAGAGAATCAGCCACTTACTCCAATCTCTTTGGATGAGGCGATTAAGCAAGCAAATCTTGAATCTGTTGCAGTAGAAGCAACTTCAAAAGATAGTTGTAAAAATGGTGTATGTGACATCTAATGAGAACATTGCATGTGCGGTGATTGATGAAATATAGCAAAGATGAGTTATCTAATACTCTTCTGATTACACACAAAGACTGTCCTGATGGTTGCGGATGTGCAGTTGTATTCCGCGCCGCAGGAGGTCTTAAGGAGAATGTTCGCTTTGTTCCTGCTGGTCGAGGGGTTGGCGAGTTTTTTAAAAAGAATGTGGACTACATCAACGGCTTCGATAAGATCTTGATTGCCGATGTCGCTCCTGATGAAAAGTCTGCAGAAAGGATCGAAAAAGAATTTCCGCATGTAATCTGTATTGATCATCATAAGACGGCTCTCTTCTTAAAAGACCGTGAATGGTGTACAATCGATATGGCGAAGTGTGGAACATTTCTCTTATTCGATTATCTTTTTGAGGGATTTGATCCATCTTCACCAGCTGTTGGAGAAGGAGCTGTAAAGAAAGCCGCATTACATAACTTTGCAGTGCTTACAAATGATAGAGATTTGTGGCTACGACAACATCGGCGAGCAAATGAGATGTCGATGTTGATGGACCACTTAGGACAAGATCGATATGTCGAACGAGCATTGGAAGATTTCTTTGCATTCGATTGGAAAGAACATGAGACAGATCTTCTAGAACTTCTTGCGGAGAAGAAAGACAAATATATTGAAGATATGATGAGACATGTCCATATTGAAGAACGAGATGGAAAGAAGTTTGGATATGTCTTCATTGCAAGTTATCAATCAGATGTCCTCAATCGTTTACTTGAGGTTCATGATGTCGATGCGGCAGTAGGTATAAAGCTTGATGGCTCAGGAGTCGTAAGTGTCCGTTCTGGAGATTCGTTTGACTCTTCAGAGTTTTGTAAACAATATGGAGGTGGCGGTCATGCCAAAGCTTCCGGTCATCCGATTAGCTCGGAGATCATTAAAGAATTGATTGGAGTGATTTATCCATGACAAGAATTCAAGGTGAGACGTTTGATGACATTATGCGGCAGGTGCTGGATGCTTGTATGCGCTCACCAGACCATGTCTGCAGGCCTCGAGGGCAGGAGGTTAGGGAACTCATTGCTCCAACTCTCGTCCTAGAGAACCCACGTGCGAGGCTCCTAGAAAGCAAAGCACGAAATGCCAGTTATGGCTTTGCCGTGGGAGAGTTTCTATGGTATTGGAGAGGAAGCCAATCTCTAGAAGAGATGCTTTATTATAATAAGAGAATGAATGCTTTCTCAGATGATGGTCAAACTTTGAATTCTGCATACGGGTACAGAATCAAGAAAAAGCCTGTCATAAAATCAATACCTGAATCTGATGGCGAGAAGTTTAGATGGGAGAATTTAACGCAGTGGGATATCTGTGTAAGAACGTTATTGGATGATATTCATTCTAGAAGA